AGTGTGGATATGGATGCTCTCTATATTTTCCTTGTTATCTAGGTTTATTTCTTCAATCATTTTCTTTTTTGTCCGTGTCCATTAAAAAAATTAAGTAAAAACACAAAAAGAAGTATATTTCTTTTCATAAAAAATACGCTACAATATAAATAATATTCAATATTGAAGAAATATGCTAGAAAAATTAAGTGGACAATGGAGGACAAAAAAGAAAATGATTGAAGAAATAAACCTAGATAACAAGGAAAATATAGAGCGCATCCATGTCCACACTGGGCTTAGTCATAAAAATATAAAACTGACATATATTGACAATAAGAAAAAAGATAAAAGCGGAATGTTGAGAGCTTTGTCACTTGGAAGTATGTGTATGGAGAAAGATATTACCACACAAGAATTAGAAATAGCACTTGAAGATGCTAAAAAGTATAGAGAATTACATGGCATTGGCTAAAAACAAAGAAGATGAAGCAGAATTACCAAAATGGGAAAAGCTAGAAGAGGCAGGAGTAAAATTTACTCTAAAAAGATTTATAGGCGATGAAGAAGTAGTATCAAGGCAAGAATTACAAAAGCTTTGGAATAGAACAGATAAAACCATCCAAAGAAATGTAAAAGACGGTATGCCACTACATGAAGCATCAAGCCCAAGGTTTCAAATTTTTGCACTAAAAAGTGCCGAAAGGTGGAGAGATGGGAACATAGACAAAGTATTTTCAGCAAAAACAGAAAAAGTTGAACATAGTCAAGAGCCAAATGATTTTACAGAAGTATCTGCCAAGTCAGATATGGCAAGAAAACTAACAGCAGATGCGGATAAAGCAGAGCTTGAGGTAAAACTTAGCAAGTTGAAGCTTGACACAGCAGAGGGCTTAGTGGTAGATGCAAATGACCTAGATAGATCCATGAGTGAACTAGCGATAGTACACAAGACAGACAAGATACAAGACGAAAACCTTTTACCAGTGCTTCTTGAAAACAAAAACTCAGGCGAGATAAAAAAGATTTTGCAAGAACACAACAAAAAAAGACTAGAAATGTTAGATAAACTTGTTAGTAAAGAATTTAAATCAAGTGAAACGCTATATGATATTGTTGAGGTGATATTAAAGCAGTTACATGGTGGCACTGAGCCTGAGAGTTTAATAAAAAGAATAAAAGGGAGTTTGATATGATGGATAAAAATGGAAACTATAGATTTTTGCCAAAACAATATAGAGACTTTCATAATCAGAAAGATTTATTCAAAGATATATACTATAAAACAGATTATAAAAACTTAGATATTCCATTGCCCGATAAAATAAATTGGGTGCAAATGCATATTAATACAGTGGATGTATTTTTATATCAAATGGCACTAAGAGGATATACGCTTAAAAAAGATAGTAGATTTATAAAAATAAAAGATTAGCATGGCACTATTTAGGCACATAGGAAAAAGACTATTAGATGCGTATAAGAGAGAGCCTATACGAGGCATACTTGAGTGGGCTGAACAAGAAGTAGTCTTTACTGACCTAGAAGTTTCACCTATCCTTGGGGCTTATCAAACAAAGTATTCTCCACATGTAAGAAAACTGTTTAGACTTATAGATAGAACGCTCACTAGAGAACTTTTCGCCAAGTGGGCTTCACAGTCAAGCAAATCACTTTTTGGTGTTTTAGTTGCAGCACACAAGCTTGACACTCTACCTGCAACAGTTATTTACGCCCAGCCTCTCAAGGATGATATTTCGGTTATCTTGCAGACTAAAATTAACCCCGTACTTAAAAGCATACCCAGACTTTGGAAAAAGTTTGAAGACTATAAAGATGCTGAAAAGATACGAACCAAAGACGCAGCAAAGAAACTAGCAGGTGGTAACTTTTTGGTAAAAGGCTCAGGAGTAAAAGATCGTAAGTCGCAAACCTCACCTTTTATAGTTCTTGATGAAACAGCAGAGTTCGGAGAGGGTGCGGTATTTGAGTTCAAAGAGCGTGGAAAGTCATTTACTAAGTTTCACCCAAAAATTATAGGTCTTTCAACCATAGTTCACCCAAACGATGAGATATGCACTAACTTTAACGCTTGTAGTGTGAAAATAGAATGGCACTACATCTGTATGGAGTGTAAAGAAAGCTTTTACCCAGACATAAAGTATTTTAAATTTAAAAGCAAAGAAGAATATCTAAAAGAAAAAGGAATTGAAGAGCAAGACATAGTTTTAAACAAGTATATTGATGTAGCAAAAGCAACAGTTCACATGGAATGTCCTCACTGCAAACACAAAATAAACACAGTTGAAAAAGATAGAATGATTTTTCAAGACTACATGGACTGGTTTATAGTACACGAAAATGGAACTTATGAAAGATTTTATCTTGAAAACTTAACCACAGAAACATCTTTTGGTGCAGATATGAACTCTTTTGGAAGTTATTTTGTAACTTTCGAAGACTTGGTAGAAAACATCATAAAAGCAGGTGACGATGAGATAAAACTTGACAAGTTATACCGAGGGTGGTTTAATAGGTTTTATGAAAGAGATATTAAAGAGCATGAGCAAAACGACATGTTCTTATTGGGGAACGGAGTGAAAGAATGGGTTACACCAAAAGATACTATAAAAGTCTATCTAACCATAGATAATCAAATGGATCACTTGTATGCCCAAGTTACAGCCATAAGTTACGGCTTAGTTCCTCACATAGTTTTTTTTGGAAGAATTGAAAGCTGGATAGCAGCGGAAGAGATGTGGGAATTTTGCCAATACCTTACAGGCGAAGATGGTGAAGACATAATGGTATCGGCTATGGGTGTTGATAGAAGAGGTTACAATGAGGGGCAGATAAGTAGAACAGACGAAGCAGATATATTTGTCCACCACATGACACAAAAGTGGGGAGAAGATAGAATATACGGCATGGAGGGGCACGCAGAGTTGGCTGGGGGTAAAAGTTTCTCAATAGTAAATCATAAAGATTACTCAAACCAAAGGCAAGAGCTAAAAGTAAAAATCATAAAATTCTCAAACTTGTATATCAAAAACCAACTTTTTAGAAGCATAGACAGAACCATATTAAAAGCAAAAGCTCAATCAGATCAAGACGAGGGGTTTAACTATGTAGGAAAACTTTTTTACATAAACCAAACTCACATAGAAAGAGATATGGAGTACACTCAGAATGACTCCTTGACAAAAATGCTTACAGCAGAACAACTTGGATATTTAAAAAACAAAAAAACAGGAAAACTAGCAGATACTTTAAGTTGGATACCAATAAGAAAAAGAAACGATGCCATAGATACAACTTCAATGGCACTAGCACTAGCAGAAAAAGATAAATTAGTTTTAATGAAAAAACAAGCAGGAACACTAGACGAAACCATAAATGCACTTAAAGGAATAGGAAATTTAAGCATGGGATAACAAAAATTATTAAATTACGATATAATTTTGAAAAGACTTGATTTTAGGATAAGCAATGGCAAGAACCACAATAGATGAGGACATCACTAGATTGGAAGAAGAGCTATCAGCATTAAGAGTAAAAATATCAAATCAAGAAGCACTGCGTGAAATGGAAGAGGGCGGGCAAGGTTCAAGCCATAGGACTATATTTACAGATATAGACAAGCTATACAAAAGAGAAAACATTTTGGAAGCAAAACTAGAAATTTTATATAACTATAAAGACAGGTATTAAAATGCAAGGGTTAGGAAATCTTATGTTTGGGAGTGGGTCGTTTGCAGAGGGTGCAAAAACTATCACAGCAGGGAAACCACGCTCAGATAGTAATATAGATATTTCTTACCCATCTTTTGCAAGAACTTCAAGAGAGCAGATAAAATGGCTAAGCGTAAACGAGCCAGACATAGAAGCAATCACCACGGCAATGACTACAAAAACAATGGGTGTTACAATAAACATTCAAGTAGAATCAAAAAATAGCAAATTCAACAATGAAGCAGAAGAATATTTAGAAGAATTTACAAACTTTGAATTTATAAATGGCGAAGAAATGTCAGTATGTGAACTTTCAGGAGCGCACAATTTTGACCAATCAGTAGATATTATGGATAGATTTATCCAAAAAAATGGCGGAATTATCATAAGACATCACTTTAGCAACTCATGGAGAATACCATATAAGTTTGAAGTAGTTGGTGTAGATATGATAGATGTTATGAAATCAACACCTTTTTTAATAGACGGGGAAAAAACAGAAACAACAAGAAACGGGATAGTAAGAGATAAAAATGGAAAAATAACAGGGTTATGGCTATACACGAATGAATTAAAAACAAAATCAGAATTAGTGCCATATTCAAACATAACATACTACCATGAAGTATGGATAAACATAGATCAACAAACAGCAGTATCAAAGCTTACTTCTATTCTTTCAAGATTAGACATGACGACACAGTATGGTGTAGCAGAGCTAGAAGCAGCAATAGAAGAAGCAAAAGCAGGAAACTACATAGAAAGTTCAGTATATGCAGAGCTTATGAAAGTAGTAGGAGATATTATATCGGCTCAATCAACATCAGGTAACGCTTTACAAAGAATAGGTACAGTAAAAGATTTAGTAACTCCAATTTTAAAAGATATGTCAAATTTAGGAATAAAAGCCAAAGGGCTAACTCCAATACCTTTAGGCGATAAAATCCAATGGAATACTTCAAAAAGAGATAGCGCATATAAAGATATGAATGAAAACTCAGAGATGAAGATTGCGGCATCTCAGGGATTATCGGACATAGGGGTTTACAGTAAGGCATCTGATGCAAATTATTCGGCAATAAAAGCCACGCTAGAAACAGACCAAATGACAGCAGATAAAAGATTTAACAGTATAAGTAAAAAAATATTCTTTGGTATATTTGCAAGAGCTATTCAAGTTGGGGTACAGACAGGGAGAATAACCGAGCGAGTGGCATATTGGAAGAACCCAAACCAATTTAACAAATTTAGATATTTAAGACAAAATAAAATAGACATTGAACCAGCAAAAAACGCATTGGCAAATAAAACAAACATTGAGTTAGGGCTAAAGACAAAAGGAAGAATTGTAGAAGAGGCAACGGGTCAAAAGTACGAAGTATTTAAAGAAGAGTCATACCAACAAGACTTACTAGATATAACCTATGAAGTAAAACTAGAAAAAGCAAGACAAGAAATGTATAAAAAAGAGGGTATTGAAATGCCGACAGAAGCAAAAGTGCAAAACAATACGACACAAGCATTTTTAGAAAACACAATGAAGGAACTTTAATGAGAAATGCAATTTTAAGAAGCCGTATGAAAAAAGTACCATTTATGCTACACGCACCAGCAATGGATTCATTACTAGAAATGGTAAATAGCGAAACTCCAAGAGCAGAAGTAATAACACCAATCGTAGCAAACGAGTCCGTGGTTTACCAAAAAATTAGAGACATAGCGATAATTTCCATAGATGGGGGAATGTATAAAAAAGACATTGGTGGGATGTGTTCATCCGTAGCATCTTATGACACAATGGTAAGATATATTGATAAAGCAGAAAATGATTCAGAAATAAAAACAATATTATTCAGAGTTGATACTCCAGGGGGAGCAGTAGCGGGAGCAGATGAGGTAGAAGCAAAAATTTATAACTCAAAAAAGAAAACAATTACTTTATATGAAAACCTAGGAGCAAGCGGAGGAATTTATATCTTTACCGCATCAAAAGAACTATACGCGACAGAATCAACAATGCTCGGAAGTATAGGCGTAGTAGTTTCTTATGTCGAAAAAGAAGAAGAGGGAAAAAGAATAGAAATAGTATCAAAAAATGCTTCGAATAAAAGATGTAGCCTCAACGGTACATGCAAAGAAGAAATACAAGCAATGATAGATACATATGAAGAAATGTTTTACGATAGAGTTATTAAAAATACTGGTTTTACAGCAGAAAAGATACAAACAACATTTAAAAATGGGGGTATGATATTTGCAAAAGAAGCACATGAAAAAGGCTTTTTGCAAGGGGTAACAACATTTGATGCACTACTAAAATCATTAAATGTAAATTTAAAAGCAGAATTAAAAATGGAAGCAAATCCAACTGTCTCAAACGATAACAGCAAAAAAAATACAATAGGAGGGGAAAGCATGTTTGATAGAGAAAATCTTAATGCAACAGAAGAGCGTTATAATGCTTTGGTTGGAAACAGAGAAACACTAAAGCGCACAAACGATTCTTTAGCGTTAAAACTAGAAACAGCAGAGGCTAACTTGGCTGCTAAAACAGAAGAGGTTTTAGCACTAGAGACTAGCGCGAGTGTTAAGGTATCTGAGGCAGAAAGCAAATTGGAAAGTTTCAAAGCAGAAACCACTACAAGATTGCAAGAAGCAATCGCCATAGGCGTATCGGCAGAAGTAGCTTTAGCTATGGTAAGTGCAGATTCAGCAGAAAGTGCAAGTAAATTAGCACTAGCGGCAAAAGAATCAAACGGAAGAACAATGCAGGATGAGCAAAACAATAAAGCTTCAAAAGAAAAACAAGAGTTAGAATTTGCTTTAAATCTAGCTAAAAAACAAAGCATATAAGGAGAAACAATGTCAATGACAACAGTTACAGAAACAACAGACAATCTTGATGTGAAAGTAGAGTCACTCAAGCAAGTAACCGTTACATCTGGTCAAACTTTAGCAAGAGGAGAAGTAGTCTATAAAGTAGGTCTATTTTCAATCGGTGCAGCAGTTGTAACAGGAACAGGTAATGGCACAGTTGGAACACCAACCGTTACGGATAATGCAAGTATTGGAACATATACTGCTATTTGTGTTACAGCGCAAACAAACGCAGGAATATTTGCAGTTTATGACCCAAAAGGGGCAAGATTAGCAGATGCAACAGTGGCAGTAGCATATTCAGGTCAAATAGGATTTACTATTGCAGATGGTTCAACGGATTTTATTGTAGGAGATACAATTACATTCCCAGTAACAAGAAATGCAGCCCCAACAGTAAGCTCTTTTTTAACAGGCAAAGAACCATACACAGTTATGTATGACGCAGTAGATGCAAGTGGCGGAGCAGTGGTGGGTCGTGCTTATAGAGAAGCGGATCTTAAAGCAAGTGAAGTAGATTTTGGAACAGGAACTTTGGCGGAAGTCAAAGATGCTCTTGATTTCAAAGACATTCACTTAATGGACTAAGGAGAAAATATGTCAGTAAGAACTAGCACGATAGCAGCAATAGCTATTTTACAAACAGTAGATATGTCGATTGGTAAAATGGCATTCCAAACAGAATTTACACACAATGCACAACAAATTACATTTGACTTTTATGAGGGTTCGGATGGAATCGCTTTAAAAGGTGATTTTGCGGATGCTTCAAATATTGTACCTAAAGATGGGTATAAGACAGTCACAGTCAATCCAATGCAAGTTAATGAATCAACCACGGATGCAGTTATCAACTTAGGGAAAAAACGAATTGGTCAAACGGTAGAAGGTAATGATTACGGTGGCGTTTCAGAAACAGAAAGAGCAATCATTGAAGACGATATGGAAAAATTTGGACTTTTAAGAAAAAGAGATCAAAGACTTCAAAAGAAATCAATGTATGATGTTTTGACAACTGGAAAGATTACAGTTTCTAAAGCAGGTATGCCAGTAGATGAAATTGACTATGGCATGACAAACAAAATTGTAAACGACAATGCAACAGCAGGTCAATATCAATGGAACGATACAACAAACTCATTCCCAGTAGAGCAACTCGAAAGAGAAGCTTTAGAGATGGGTCAATATGCAGTCAATACCTATGTATTAGGTTTTGAGGCAAGAAAAGCATGGGGAGCAAATCCACATGTAAGAACAACAGACGATACCACAACAGGCAAAAGAGCAAACTTTATTCCTGCTACAAAAGAAGAAAGAGCATCTAAATCAACAAAGTTTATGAAGTATCTTGGTCAAACAACAGGTGATTCAGGTGTGGCACTAGACATCTATGTTGAACTAGAAATGTACAGTGGTACAAATTACTTCTTAGATAAAAACTTTGCAGTAGGCTTTAGCATGGGCGACCCTAAAAACGCACAAGTGCAATACGGAGCTATTCCCGTAGCAAGTGGAACTGAATTAGGTTCGGAACTGTCTTTATATGTTGGAAAAGAATGGATTGATGCAGAGATTAAAAAAGACCCAGCAGGTGTGAAGAGATATTATAGAAGTTCACCATTACCAACAATGAATGTACCAAAAGCATTTATTTCAATTAAAGCTACATTAGTAGCATAAGGTTAAACAATGAAATACATCAAGCTAGAATGTAAAACAGGTGGCTTTTCTTACGGAGAAGTAGTTGAGGTAGGGGATGAAGAGAAAAACATCCCTCTCCAAACAGCAAAAGACTTAGTGGGCGCAGGATTAGCAAAAGAATACATTAATGAAGTTTCTTTGGCAAGCGACAAAAAATATCTTGAGCAAATTAAAGTGCTTGAAGAAGCAGTTGATTACTTGGAAGCAGAAAAAGCTGACCTAGAAAAGCAAGGCATGGAGCTTACGGTTGCAAATAAAAAATTAGTAGCAGAAAAAGCTGAACTTATTAAGCAAGTAGAAGAGCTTACATTAAAAAAACCAAAGGCTTAACATGGTAGTAGAGTTTGTTAAACCAGACACAGTAAACGGCAAAGAGTATAAAGTAGGAGACACACTAAGCGTGGGTGGCTCTTGGTATAAAACTCTTAAAGAAAGCGGTTCAGTAAAAGACTATGTTGAGCCAAAAAAAGAGTTTAAACCAAAAGAAGAAAAGTAAATGAGCATAAGAGAGTATAGAGATGGACTAAGAGAGGGGTGGGTTGCAAACGCAAATATCGCCCCAACTAGAACGGTAGTTTACACTAGAGCCAGTGATGACTTCTCAACTACTCTTGATTGCTTTGTGGGTGGAGGAGTTTTTAACAAAGAAGAGAAAGATAAGTTAGAAGATTATCAATCATTCAAAGCATTAAACCTAACTCAAACACCTACTGTAAATGATACTGTTCTTTATGATGGGGAAACTTTTAAGGTTAAAAGATGGACTAAGCTTGGAACGCTATACAATGTGTATGGTAGAATTTCAAGACACAATGGAAAGCCAGTAAAGTAAGATGGCAATTTATCTAAGAATATTTGAAAACGCAATCCCAATGCTAGACGAGATTGCTAAAGCAAATTATGGTCAAGGGTTAGATGCGTTAGACCACGCAGGAACAGTGATAAGAGAAGCTTCACGAAAAGGACTTAGAACAAAAACCACAAAGTTTTCGCAATTCTATGAAAATGGAAAACTTAAAGTTAGATCCACGGGTGGCAATATTCAACAGATACTAGGGCAAAGAATTTCTCATAAAAATAAAGGCAATATGGCAGACCCATCTAGTATGGAAAGTTTTATCACCTCAAACCTTGACCCAAAAACAATGATAATGGTAGTAGGTGGTAAGCATTCAAGACTAAGACCAAAACAAAGAAGAGATGGTGGGGTCATAGGAGATTTAGGAATTGTAGGAGCAGTATCAAAAAGGTCTTACGCCATTCTACAAAAACTAAACTCAGGTGATGGTAGTGACAAATATTACGAAAATATTTATGAGAACAAAGAGCAAAAAGCTATCTTTAAACATCTTAGAGAAAAAGGGAACTATAAGCCTCAACACTTTATGGAAGAAGGATACAGTAACGCAAGAGGGAGAGTAGCAGAAATTATGACTACAACTCTTGAAAAACTTATCCACAGGCAAATAAATAGAGCAAATGTAATCATCAAGGAGGTAAAAGCAGGATGAATATGGGTACATTGAAAAAATGGATCACAGATACGCTTTACAATAGTGCAGAATATCAAGCATTTTGTAATGTAACAATAGGTTCATCATTAAACTTTTACCGATCTGCACCAGTAGATGATAACAGCAATGAGCAGCTTCCATTCCTAACAGTTTACAGCGACTCTTTAGATAAAGATTACGCAGGTGAGCAGTTTTGGAGAGATTCGTTTATTATCCCTATCGCAATAGCCATAATTGGAAGTGACGAGTCAATCACTGATTCAAATATAACCATTTGGGACTCCTCTGATAAAGTAGAGTTGTTGGCTTTAAAAGCAGAAGAAATTTTGCTTAAACAAATAAGTTGTGGCATAAGTGGAGAAGATATAAGAGTGCTAAGAACACAAATAGTAGTATCAGAGGTAGGGTATTCAGATGATGTTCAAGCTAACATGTTTATCACATTCGGTAAACCAAATTCAATATAAGGATACAAAATGGCAAACGAAACGAACTTCAATTTTGATAAAATTGTAGTATGGAAAGAGGTGGCAGAAAACACAATCCCTGCAACTCCAAATGCCTTAAAGCTTACAGGGTTGATAACTTGTACTTTAAAAGACACTCAAAAAACTGAAATGAACACAAAAATCAGTTCAGGCGGTCAGGCAAGTAAAAAAGATAGAGGGACATCAGATTTTGCAGGAAATCTTGAAAATAAAATAATGGGCGATGTTATGCCATTTATTACAGAGCATGTATTAGGTACAGCAACCAAAACAAATGTAACAGCAGAAGCATGGGTAACATTGACAGTATATGCACCTTTTGATCCTTACGCAGTTACAGGTGATATTTTAGTCCATACAGATGCAGTACATAACCTTGTGTGTATAGTAGGTGGAACATCAGGAGCAACAGAACCAAGTATGGTTGGATTATCAAGTGGTGATACTATTGTAGATGGCACTGTAACATGGATGGTTCGTGGAGTATTGAAAAAATATGTTGGAGAATCAGAGCCATGTCTAAAATCATTTGGCGCAGAATATACAGCAAGTGCAGGATGCGGTAGTGTTTCAACATTTATTAAGCGTTTCAAAGGAAACTTTTTAAATTCTTATGAAATCGCAAAAGCAAATGGAACTATCATTCATAAATACTCATTGCCAGTAGTAGCGATGAGCGCAAGTGATAATGTATCCGATGCTACATTTACTTCCGTTGAAGATGTGGCAGGGTATGTTGAGCAAGACATGACAGAACTACCATTTGGATACGATGACTTGAAAATTCAAGTTGGTGGGGCAGTTCCAGTAAATGCTAGAAGCTTTAGAATGACAATTAACAGAAATGTTGCTTTGGTAGATGCAGTAGCACAAAATACAAAAGTATCAAACATTCCACAAATGACCGTAGATGGAGAAATCCAACTAAAGTTTACCAAGGAACAATATCTAAGTGCATACAACAATGCAAATGTGGCAGTAGTGGCACAGTTTGGTAAAACAAATGGAGATTTAGCTCATTTTACATTTCCAAGTGTAGAAAAAGATAGAGTAGATCCAGACTTTACAACAAACGAACCTGCATATTTAACCATCCCTTTAACAGCAGATGGAAATAGCACCACAGCAACAGTAAGCTATGTGGTTTATTCAGAAGTAAACTACTAATATCGGGGGATAACTCCCCCTACTCATAAAAAACTACTATGGAAATATACTTCCAAAAACAAAAAAATATGATATAATAAAAAATACAAATTTTTAAGGAGTGGAATATGTCTAAGACAATAGAAAAAGTACAGTTGGCGATACAGAAAGGATTTGAGGGGGAAATATTATCTTTTACAGATAAGCTTCTAGCAAAGAAAAAACTACATCCTGAGCTACAAAAGAAACTAGAATCATATGGGAACAACCCAGTTGCAGAGCCTGAAAAATATGCGTTAATCCAAAAAAACAAACTTGAATTGGCAAAACTTTTACTCACAACAGAAGAGCTGACAAGTAAATTTACTTCCATGGAGGTAGGAGATTTTATTCATGAAGTAGTAAAAAAAGTATCATATTTTCAAGAAGAAGATGGCACTTTTAAATACACGCCAAAAACAGAAATGTGCAGACTGCCAAACTTTATTGAAGTAGAAGACTTGGTTAAAAAAAGTGAAAAAGTTACAAAGCTAAACACTGAATATACCCAAAATCCTACAAATAAAAAAACAAAAAAAGAACTTGAAGATGCAGCCAAAGAGCTAGGCGATAAAAAGATTGAAATTTCAGGTTTAAACTTTGAAGATTTAAGCGACTGGGAAAAAGAACTTGTAAAAATGCAAATCTATTACTCAGCCCTTGATGCAACATTGAGTGCAGTTGGTAAATCTTTGGGAAACTTATAGAGTGGTGGTTTGACGAAAAACATATTGAGGAAAGAAGATTTATCTATCATCAAAAAATTACAGAAAAAGAACTCATAGAGGACAATGTAAAAAGAAGAATAGATGCTTACTTTCAACCAAAAGCACCACGACTTGCAAAAGAAGTATTTAGTTTTTTTCTTGAAACAAGTAAATATACAATAAAGTCAGGTGGCATGAGTTCTTATATAGATGGGTTAGATCAATGGACTATCGGAGAACTTGGCAAAAGAGATTACAATATTGATTTGACAAGATATTTATATTTTTTTAAAAAGTTTGAACAAGAGATGTTGAAAAAACAAGAACGAGAGGCTACCCAAAAATAGCCTCTCAAATACATTTTATGATATAATATTTCAAATATTCCATCATAAGCGAGTCATAATGCCACCTTCAATAAAAACCATACTAGAGGTAGATGATAAAAAGCTAAGAGAAAGTTTAGACGGGATAAAAAAATACTACAAGTCTACATATAACGACTGGGCTAAATCAACAGAAGAAGTAACTGCTAAAAGCAAAGAATTAGCAAAGCAAAAAGAACTTTTAGCATCATCAATGAAAAATCTTGAAACAGCTAAAAAAAGTTCAAATTCTAGCGACAAAGAAACAGTAAACACACTCAAAGACGAGATAGCAGAAAGAAAAAGCAATATAAAAGTATTACAAGCAGAACAAAATGCACTAAAAGCAAAAGCATCCGCTCAATCAACAGAACTAAGCGCAATAACACAATCAGTAGCCCTATCTAAGCAATCAACAGAACAAAAAGAAAAACATACAAAAGCAACAGATAGTTCAACAAACTCGCTAGTAAGACACCTAAGACAACTAGAAACTATGGCACTTGTTCTATACACCGCAAAGACAGCGTGGGACAAAACGCTAGGAGCAGGTATAGAAACAAACAAGATGATGGAAGACAATATGTCTGGTATCGCTGCTTTGGTTTCCGCAAACACTCAAATGGTTTTATCAAATGGGAAAGTAGTAAATAGTTACGAAAAATTCCAATTAGGTCAAGCTTTAGCCAAACAAACACTTGTAGATTTAAAAGCAGCCACAGTCGGTACTTTTGCCACATTCCCTCAACTCACTCAACTCTTTCAACAAGCTATCGGTCACACATTGGGGATGGGTGACTCTTTTGGAAAAACGACCAAAGACATCATCTCAAACACAATTAAATTCGTTCAAAGCATGTCTATCGTTGGTGGCTCGGTCGGTATGGAGATGCAAAAAGTACAAGAAGAAACTAGATCAATGCTCTCAGGCAATGCTTCAACCGACTCCCTCTTGGCTATTATGCTATTTGGCTCACCAACACAAGCAAACGAAGCAATAAGAGATGCTAAAAAAAGAGGAGCAGAAGGCGTAAGTGATCTTATGACCGACATGATGAGAGCTTTTGAGCCGATGAAAGATGTTGATTCATACAGTAAAAACTTGATTGCCTTGCAAAAAGTATGGTCGGACACTATGCAAGAGTTATCTGATCCAGTATTTGAAGACTTAAAAGATGTATTTAAGATACTGACAAAAGACATTACTGACAACAAAGAAGCCATCATAGAATGGGGAACAAAAACATACGAAGCATTAAAAACAGCATCGGGGTACATTGGTGATGTAGCACTAGGTTACTTAGCATGGAAGTCAATTCCAGCGATAATAGGTGCAGCAGAACTAGCAATGTTGGCATATAGCATGGCAACAAAAAAAGCAACCGTATCATCAGAAGCAGCCACCATAGCAACGAGAACTTTAGGAACTGCACTAAAAGGAGTAGCACTAGCAAGCGCACCTCTTATTGCGCTAACAGCAGTATATGAAATATATAATAGCACTTTGGATAACAATGCAGAAAAAGAAAACGAACTTTCAAAAATAACAAGTAGAAAAGTATCTGATATTGAAAAACTAGGTAAGGCACAAGCAAAACTAGAGCAAGACCAATTAGCAAGAAAAATAGCTTCTCAAAAAGCAGAACTTGCAAGTATGAATAGTGAACCAGAAATGTCTTTAGGATACGAATCAGAATATCTAGTAGCTATATCAAAAAAAGCAAAATTTACATTAGAAGAAGCGGCAGCTAAAGAAAATTTAAGTAAAAGCCTAGAAGAAAACATTAAACTTGCACAAGAATATGACAATATCATATCAGGTAAAAAAACAGAAGCTCAAACAGGAGATATGGTAACCAAGATTAAAGAAGACATTGCATATATGGCAGAAAGAAACAAAGAAACCATAAAAGCAAAAGGTGAAATATTCGAGCAAGAAGAAAAAATAAAAAAAGATTTAGAACTACAAGTAAAACTTAAACAAATTCAACTTGGGCTTGAAAAAGAGATAGCAGGGTTTAAAGACAAGCCCGACACAGCCGTAAATAAGACACAACTAGAAGTTACTCAGAAGCAACTAAAAGCCAACATTGAGCAACAGGCACAAAATGAAAGAAACACCGCTGCTTCAAGACAAAAAATAGCAGAAGAAACTCAAAAAATACAAGAAAAAGAATTTGAACAAACAAGAAACTCATCCAAACTTGCATTAGACGCAGCGTACAAACTAGCCATAGCAAACAATGATGAGGTAGCCATAGCCGATAAAAAAAGAGCTATTCTTGTAGATGAGTTGAAAACTTCAAAAGAGATGTGGGACTTTGCAATAAAGTCAAACGCAAATCAAGACCAACAAAATAAAGCCCAAATTAAATTTGCAGAAGCAAAAATAGCACTAAGCAAAGAAGATGCTGCAATAGCTGAAAAGCAAATGCAAGATAGAGAAAAAGAGTTTAAAGCAAAAGTAAAAATGTTTGAGCTAGATGTTAAAAGCGTTGAAAGAAACATGGACACAGATGGAAGCGGTTTTATATCAAGCACTGAGTACACCACAGCCATAGACCAAATAACAGAAAAATACAATAAACTAGCAGAAGAGTTTAACAAAATAAACGGTGAAATGACTGAAGCCGACAAGTTAGCAAAAGCTAGACTAACTGAAAACTTAGAAAAAGCAAAAGATGATCTAACTAAAATTTTTGAAAAGAAAACTTTTGAGATTGACATAAAACTAAACGGCTTTGATGATACAAGTAAAAGCATAGCAGGGATTGTAAATGGACTATCAAGTGTAGTAAACGAGAACTCAAAAATTGCTACACAACAAGCAAAAGTATCAGTTCTTGATAAAAACTCAATACAGTATGCAGAAGAAAAAAATAAACTTGACAAAATGACTATCGAGAACTCTTATAAGCAAATAGGCACTTATGCAAATATGTCAGATGCAATGGGTTCTTTTTATGATGAAGATGACCAAAGAAAGAAAAAACAAGCAGATGTGTCAAAAGCTCTACACATGGCAGAAATGGCAATGCAACTTACTACGATGCTTCAAAGTACAGCATTTACTTCACTATTCGTAACGCAAGAAGCGATTAAGTCAGAAGCCGCAGGAGTAACAGCCGTAGCAGTTGCAGCACAAAGCTCACCGTGGACTGGGTTTATAACGGCAGCGGCAATGGCTGCTATGTTGGCTTCTTTTGGAATTATGCTAGGGGGAAAAGAAAAAGTCACTACTTCGTCAGATGCTTTTTCAGCACAAGCAGAAAACATAGGAACAGGATCAGTTCTTGGTGATACAAGCAAAACAAGTGAATCAATTAAAAACAGTCTATCTATACTAGAAGAATTTGCAAAACCTGAGTACAGACTATCACAACAAATGGCAGAAAGTTTAGCTAGTATAGACCAAAAGATAGGTGGAGTTACATCGCTACTTATAAGACAGGGTGGATTTGCTTTTGGAGAGGGATACACTGGGGCATATGATACAGGGTATAGCAACAATGTATCAGTGGGAAGCGGATTACAAACAGCAGGAGGATTAGCATTAGCTGCTGCAAATACTGGGGTAGGAATAACAACTCTAAATATGTTAGGGTTATCTAGTGGAGTAGCAACAATGGGCGCAGCAACACTTGCCGCAACAGGCGTTGGACTAGCAGTTGCCGCAATAGATAAATTCTTACTAGGTGGGGCAATTTCTAATTTAATTGGAGGGGCTATCAATGGTTTGCTTGGTGGGCTATTTGGAAAAACATCTACAAGTCAAAGCTTAACAGACTACGGTATAAACTTTAATGATGCCCTTTTATCAGAAGCTATTAAAGAAATAAATGGTCAATCTTACCAAGAAATAACAACCACAGTAAAGAAAAAATCTTGGTTTTCATCATCCACTTCAACAAGCGTAAGCACTTATTTTGAAAGCTTAAATGATGAAATAAATAACCAGTTCTCGATGGTACTAGAAAACTTATATGGCACTACAATATTAGCAGGACAAGCATTGGATGTTAGTTCAAGCGCAATCGAATCTAGCTTAGCAAGTTTTACAATAAGTATTGGAAAAATATCAACAGAAGGAAAAACAGGGGATGAACTTCAAGAACAACTATCAAATATATTTTCAGAAATAGCAGATGGAATTGCAGTAACAGCGTTTCCAATGATAACAGCTTACCAAAAGGCAGGGGAAGGGCTTTTTGAAACAATGACAAGAGTGGCAAATGACATCACAATAGTGACAGAAACACTTAAGTTATTTGGAAAAAACATAACTGAAAACAAATTAGTAGTTTCGGAATCTCTTTTGGATATATCAGGAAGTATAGGGGATTTTGCAAATCTTACATCTAGTTATTATGATAGTTATTTCACAGAGGCAGAAAGATATGCAAATACTTTAAATATGCTCAATGAAAATTTTGAAAGCTTAAATTTAGTAGCACCAAAAACATATGAGGGGTTTAGAAGATTAGTAGATAGTTTGGATGTTACAACAGAGGCAGGAAGAGAAACTTTTATTTCGGTCATGCAACTTGCCGACAGCTTTACGGAAATAGGAGAGGTTGCAAGACAATCTCAATCTAATATAAAAGAATGGCAGGATAGTTTTAAAACACAAGAACAATTAATGCAGGACATGGCAAATAGCTTTAGTGTTCCTTTGGCTACAACATATACAGAATTAGATATTTTGTTTAAAACATTATCACAAGGAATAGATGGGCTAACTGATAGTGAACTTACATTTATGAAAGCAAATAAAGAAGCTTTAGATGCCACAGAAAAAGCAAACAAAGAAGCACTAAAAACAAGTTTAAGCACCATGCTCTCAGATACAACAAAAAACATATCTTCTTTAGAAAGTGCAGTTAGCTCACTATCTGGGATAATTGATAAATTAAAAGGGGATGCATTAGGATCTGAATATAGCCTAGAAAAATACTATAACTCAATGAGAAAAACACTATCATTGTCAGGAAGTAGCGATATAGCATCATTCCAAGCATCGCTTCAAGATACAATTTCAGCATCAAGTGTGCTATTTGATGCTGAAAATTTCACGGCAACCAGAGATCAAAAATTTGCTCAACTTGTAGCAGCCAATCAATTTAGTAGTATGGAAACAACCGCACTCACTCAAATTGATTATTTAAAAATGATTGAAGAAAATACAAGAGTGCAGATAGATGCAATAAATGGGATACAAAAAACATTTATTACTGAAAAATATAAAGAAATACTAGGGAGAACCCCTGACCAAGCAGGAGCAGACTACTGGAATTCACAATTAGCCAGTGGAAATGTGCAAACAAGTACATTTGGACAAACATTAATTGCTGGAGCAGAAGCATCAGGAGAGATGTCAAGAGTTAACGCAATTACAGCATTATATTCAGGGGGATTGGGACGACAGCCTGACCAAGCAGGATTAGATTATTGGGTAAATAGTGGATTGTCCATAGCTGAAATTTCAGGGGCAATGCTACAAGCAGCACCAACTAACAATGAAAAATTTACTCCTTTCGCAGAGGGGGGATTGGTAAAAGGTGGACGAGGTGGAATTATGGGAATGATAGGAGAAAAATCTTACGATGAGATTATCATCCCACTAAAAAACTCAAACGACCCATTTAATTCAAATGCTATTATTAAAGAACTTAGAGAATTAAGAAAAGAAGTAGAAGAGCTAAGAAAACAAAACGGTTATTATCAGGATAGAATAGATAAAAACACACAACCAAGTAGATATACGGCATAAAAAAAGGTATAATAAAATTATGAACTATGTAAACCCAAACACACAACAATTATCGGTAACATACGACAGCATTACCTATTATGCTAACTACTACAAACCTGCTACGCTATTAACAGGAGTTGTGGATGAAGCTTATTCAAACTGGGCAGCAGGAACAACTTATGCAGTAGGTGATTTTGCAATTATTCCTGAGTTAAAAAGAATATATAGATCCGCATCGGAAAACACTGGAAAATTCCCTGCAATAGAAAACAGTATAGATTGGGTTTTTTGGGCAACCTTAAACAGTTACAATATGTTTGCATCAGACATAAATATTGGCTCAAAAACAAATGGCACAAACAAAGTTATGGAATTTGACTTTAGCAGAAGTGACACGATAGCAGGGTTAGACTTGGATTTTATTTTAGCGCAAGTGATACTATTTAGCACAACAGGCATTAATTATCTAGGAGATTATGTACCTGCCACAATATATAATACAGACGATGCAGTTCTTGATGGAGGCATACTTTATTCTTCAAAAATAGATACTAACACGGGCAATACTCCAGGAACATCACCTATTCAGTGGGAGGTAAGAAATGATTTAATTTTTTACAATGAAGCCATAAATGGAAACGACATAGGGTGCTTAAGTTACGGGGAATATTTTTATACAGATGCAAAAATAAATAAAAGAGTAGTGATCGCAGGGCTAGAATGGTTGCCAAGCTCTATACTAAGAATTACATTAGATGGGGAAGCTAGTATCGGGACAATAGTATATGGAAAAGAAGAAGAATTAGGGGCAACGCTTGTTGGGAGCAGTTTGACATTTGAAGATAAAAGTACAATCAGCACAGATGCTATATCTGGATTTAGAACAGTTAAAAGATATGGAAGTGTAAGAGTAATAGATTGCTCAATTATATACGAAACTGATGATTTTAATGTCTTAGCTCAAAAAATATCAGGAATACTCAGTAGAAATATTCTTTGGATACCAACAGATTTAGATAAGTTCTCAGAAGCAGTGGATATAGGGTATTTAGAAAAATGGAGATTACCAATGGAAGCAGCAAGTAAATCACAAACGCAAGCAACAATAGTAGGAGTGGCAAGATGATAGATCCAATATTGACAGGTTTAACAATTTACGGTGGAACAGTACCAGACAAAGCCACGCAAACAACAACAGAGTTTGCAAATAATGTTTATCCTTTTCATATTTATTATAACGCAACTTTCGTGCCAGAACTTCTTTTATACAACACGGCTTTAAACACTTTTAAAACACAAGCCAATGAGTTGGCTGATAATGTTAATGCACTTGAGGAAAGTGCAGTTAATGCCAAAGTATTAGCAGAAAGTGCGAGAGATAGTGCCTTTTTAACAGCTAATGTTTCAAATTGGGTAAGTGGAACTACTTATACAATAGGACAAAATGTTTTAAGTTTAATAGACTTTAAAACATATGTAAGAAAAACAAACGGAGCAGGAACGACAGACCCATCTTTGGATAGTGCTAATTATGATTTAAAGGTAGCTTCGGATAACACAAAATTACCTTTAAGCGGTGGCACTATGACAGGAGCTATAACAGCGCTAAAAGAAACAAGCGTAGCTATAGCTAGTGATATTGATTTGAGTCTAGGCAATTTATATACTAAAAGTTTCTCTGGAAGTCCTGTAACCTTTACTGTAAGTAATGTACCTACAAGTGGTACAGTAGCATATATGATATTGGAACTAACCAATGCTGGTTCCGTAGCTATTACTTGGTTTAGTGGTGTGAAATGGGCTGGTGGTACTGCTCCGATACTAACAAGTAATGGTAAAGACATACTTAGCATGTATACAATAGATGCTGGAGTGACTTGGAATGTTCTAAATATACAAAAGGATGTTAAATGAGCCTCTTACATATTGGAGGCTCTAGTGGTACAGGTGTAATAACTCCTGAGGGTACTGAGTTTGATGGTGTAACGGATTATTTAAGTCGTAGTAGTGACTTAGTTGGGAATGTGGATAGTAAGACTTTTACTCTTAGTTGTTGGGTTTATGTGCAGGATATGAGTATTGCACAATCATTCTTACATACTGGAGTAAATGGTAGTCTCCATATATCTAGGCTTTCTTCTACCCAGTTTCGTGTTCTTGCCTATAATACTTCTTTGTCAGTGGTACTAAATGTATCTTTTGATGCAGTTGGATTAACATTTCTAAATTTATTAATTAGTTGTGATTTAACAAATGCTTCCAATAGATACTTATATGTAAATAATGCTATACCTTCAGGAATTAGTTGGGGAACTTATAATAATGATTTTATTGACTTTACACAAACAACTTGGGCAATAGGGGCAGCAACTAACGGTACATCTAAACTTAAAGGCAGACTATCCAATATATTTTTAGATTATCAATATAGAGACCTAGGCATCGAAGCTAACCGTAGGCTATTCATAACTGCTGACGGTAAGCCAACACCAACAGCTACGCTCAAAGCACTTAATCCCATCCTCTACCTACCAATGAAAGATGCTTCAACTGCTCACATCAACGAGGGTACTGGAGGCAATTTCGTACAAAACGGTACGATTGACACAGCAAGTAGAGGAGCTAATCAGGATAACTGTAAGGCTAGTTACTTTGATGGGGTTGCGGATTATTTGAGTAGAACGAGTTTGACTGGAATTGCGGATAGTAAACTATTGACTATTGCATGGACTGGTAAACATGATGGCACTGATGACTTAATAACCCCATATATTGGTGGTGGTACAGGTCATCTTTTTTATGCTGCTTTTTCTCCAAAAGATGCAAATGGGTTATGTAAGTTTTATATAGTAGGTAAAAATAGTGCAGGAACAGCCATTTTTAGATTTGATAGCACTTACGCTTACCCATCAAATAGCATGGTAGCTCTTGCATTCTCAATAGACCTAACATCGACACTTAACAGAAAAGTATATGTAAATGGTCGTATTGCTAGTGGTACATGGGGGTCTTATACAAATGCTCTACTACCACTATCAACTATGACTTATATAAATCTAATGTACGAAGGTGCTTCAGTATATTCTCTTGGAACTTGTGGTGAGTTTTATATGAGTCAGACTTACACCGACCTATCAACCTCTAACCCATTTTGGGACAGCGTAGCAAACAGACCTAAACCAGTTCGTCAAGTTATAGCAGAAACAGGCATAACACCATTGATAGCTATGCCACTTGATGCAAGTAACGCAGGTAATAACTATGGAACTGGTGGTGACTTCACAGCTAATTCAGCTCCTTATGTAGGTGCTAGAGGTGGTAGTGAGTTTTGGGCAAGGAGTATGAGTGGTGATGGGACAAGTGGATATTTAAAATCTACCAATTTAGTGGGATTATCTGCATCTAAAACAATAACTTTTATGTGCTGTGCATATATGGATGGCAGTAACACTGATACGATAATATCCCTACAAAGTACAGGGCTTACACCTAATAACTTTAGAGTGCTTAGTGGGGCAAATACTACCCCAAATATTGATATTATAGGCAGTAATTCCATAGGTACTATAATATTAAATGAATCATGGGTGAATGCAATGCCAGCTATAACAAATTGGGCAATTATATTATTATCAGTTAATCTTGAAGCATCAACAATTACATTGTGTGTCAATGGTGTCGTCAAAGCAAATACCTCACCGACACTAACCAACGATTTCTTAAATTTTAATAGTCTTAACGCAATATATATTGGTGCTGAGGAAATGACATCAATAGTAAGGCAATGGTGGCAAGGAGATTTATCTTGTATGTACTTCACAACTGATTACATCGACTTCTCACAAGAAGTAAACAGACTTAAATTTGTAGATGGTTTGGGATACCCAAAAGACCTAAAAGCTCAAATAGACGCAGGGGTTATACCAATACCACTAATATACTTACCGTTTGATGAACCTACTAATCTCGGTAAGAACTTAGGAACTGGTGGAAACTTCGTGGTTAATGGTACTGTGTTACCCTCTTCAGATGTACTAGGATAAAAGGATAAACAATGACATATGCAAAAGTAATCAGCAACGAGATAACAGAGTACAACCGTACTCTTCCATTCTCAACAGACACCACAAGTTTTGGAGTAGGCACAAGTGCTGAAACTTTAAAAGAATTTGGCTACCTTCCAATAGTAGGTGGTGAACCAGAGTATGATAGATTGACCCACAAGATAGGCAATGTATCCTATGCCATAGGTACGGATGACATCATCAAGACTTACGAAGTAGTTGAGCTAACTGTTGAGGAGATTAGAGAGCGTGATGTTCCTACGATGCTTACACCTCGTCAATGTAGACTACAACTACTTGCGATTGGGCTACTTGATGAAGTTGAAACACTTTTAATTGGTAACAAAGCCATGCAAATTTGGTGGGAGTACTCATTAGACATTCAAAGAAACCACGAGCATATTATTGCAATGGGGAGTGCTTTAGGGTTAACTGAGTTACAGCTTGATGATTTATTTATTGATGGGGCTAAGCTATGACTTTGTTGCAACTAGAAACTCAACTAAGTTCAGGGTATGCAGAAATACCAATAAATACTACCATAGAGATAACAAAAGAATTAGTCATTCCAAGAGGAGCTACACTTGTAGGAGTATCAGGGCTAAGTTCTAATGGTGAAAGTATCGACTCTAGGTTATTACTATCTGGAGATGGGGTAATTACTTTAAATAGTAATACGACATTAAAAGCCCTTACAATAACACGAAAGAATGCAAATACTACAACAAGTGGACTAAACTTCTCTGGGACAGGCATCAGATTGGCAGATGGTATTGTTGGGGATATTGAAATAGAGTCGTGCAACTTGTTTGGGTTTATGGTAGGGATAGATATGTCCTCTTCCTATAATAAAGGGAGAATACACATTGATAGACTTAATATTGATGCTAAAATTGGTATTAAATTAAAACAAGCATTAGATGTAGTGTATTTATCAAATGTGCACTTATATCCCTTTTTAGGCAATGCAGTAATAGGGGGAAATATAGCATCGAGAAGACAGGCGTTGCTGTGGTTAGGGGGGGCTGTTGACTGGTTGCAAATGAGTAATTGTTTTAGCCATAGTGCTGAGAACTTCATAGAGGGTAGTGGCTTAACAGGTACTATCTCTGGTGGTGGATACGATTTTGAGAGCTATGGGAATGGTGTAGGTACTGGGATTAATATAGAGAATGACGACAGAGCAGGAGATGTATCAATTATTGGTGTACACTTTAATGGAGGACACTGTCATGTAAGGGCTAACCAACAAAGCTCAAACCAAAGCAAGAGACTGTTTAATCTAACTGGGTGTAGTTTTAAAGATGCTGGATGGGGTTTTATAGATATTGTTAGAGGGAATGGTGCCATAAGTGGGTGTACTTTTGGACAAATACACTCAAACCTAGATTGGGTAGGTCAAGTACAGAATGATAGTAATGTAGTCTCAACGGCTAACATATACGCAAAAACAAAATTAGGGCAGTGGGCTAACATTGGAACAGGTAAAGTGCTTGAAAGCCAATGTTTAGTTGTGTGACAGAATCTAAAGTAGGAGTAGCTATGGGTAAATTTACAACTAAATTATCGCTAGATGTGATAGGGGAACAAGCGTATGAGGTAACTAAGCCTCTTGTGTGGGAAGATAGTGAACTGGTCATACAGGTTAATCATGGCTTTGACTTTGATGGTGCGAGTATTCCTAAGGCGTTGTGGAGTGCAATCGGAAGTCCGATGACTGGTGGGTATCAAAGAGCTGGTTGTTTGCATGATGCACTCTATGCCTCTCAATCATTTGATAGAAAAATATGCGATGGGATATTCCTTGAAGCCATGCAGAGTGACGGCGTAGGTTATTTTAAACGATACGCTATGTATAACGCAGTTAGGCTGTTTGGTGCTAGTTCTTATGCCAATGACAATAAGGAGGAAGTAAATGCGTATCGTAAGCTTATTACTATTTTCTCTCTTGTTTAGTGGATGCGTAAGCTTCCAAACAGGCTTACAGTTGGCACAGTTTGGAGTCAATGTCGGCTTTGACATTCACAACTATATTGACGATAAACAAGAAGAGGCTAAGGAGATAATCAGTGAGATACAGTAGCACGAGAGTATTTGTCATATTGCTTATTATATTCAGCACTGTAACGATTGACATAACTTGGAAGCATTACTCAGAACTTAGTGCGAGGACGACTGCTAAGTTTAATTTACAGCAAGCAAAATCTTGCGTTAATGATTTGCTTTTAAACAGTGCAGACCAGCCTATTTATAACATCAATATTCATAATGACGAAATAGAAAAAGCCCTTAAAACTTGCGCAAGAGAGATGAAAGTAACCACTACTGGAGATATGTTTGCTTTCAATCTGCGCACTTTAGAGTTTGTGTTTGACCCATCTTTAGACTGTTTTGTTGAGGGTGGTAAGTATATGACCTTAGAGAGTGAATGTTCATTGCATAAAGACCCAAAGAAATGTAAAGAAGTGATGGCGGTGATGTACACGGGATACGATAGCAACATAGACCGTATGTCGTGGTGGCAGTTTAACAATTCAAGAGAATATCTCGAATGGGTAATTTTGCCAAGTGAACGAATTGGTTTTGATGGACTGACGCGAGGTGGAATTTTGAAGCCAAATCAAATACTTTTAGCGCAAGGTGTACAAGAAGACGAGCTATGGGCGAGGTACAGACCTTTTAGAATTGTTCTTTATGTTATCGGGTTTCTTAGTATTCTCATTAATCTTATGCTGAGCATCCACGAAAATATCTTGGAGGCAAAGCGTGAACAATGCAAATGTTGATTTAATGGCAAAGATTTTTGATGCCTTCAAAGAGATTATCTTAGGTGGCGCAGGTGGCATAGTCGCGTATATGTTTGACTATCAACGACAACGCAAAGCACTAGCAGACATACCTTTTAGCTTCTCTGCTATGTTTATCAATATGTGCATTGGTGCATTTGTAGCGTACAGTTTAGGATCATTCATCGACCACAGCGTGAGTGGCAGAGATGGTTACATAGGCTTGATTGGTGTTACAAGCTATGCCATTTTAGGCATCGTGGAGAGTCGTTTCGCCAAAATCATTATCGATAGGATTTTAGGGGGAAGTGATGGAAAATAAATGCGATATTTGTGAAAAGAAAAAGACAATACTTAAATGCTTCCAAGGCTTTGAAAAGGAAAAGTGCCCTATGCGAAAATTGGAGAACGAGAAGCTTTTTTATAGCTTCTTACTGATAACTGCCGTGGGGATTATCTTGTTTCAAGGATGTTGCAAATGATGAAAGCTTTTGCGTTGTAACTAAACATTAGAAGGAAAAATATGAGTATTGAATTAGATTTAGCATTAGAGTTAGTAAAAGAAGCAGAAGGCTTTATGCCTAATCAGTATTTATGCCATGCTGGTAAATTAACCCAAGGATACGGGCGAAACCTAGAAGCGCATCCGCTTAATGCACTTGAAGTACAACAACTTCACGAGGATGGAAGCGTAAGCGAAGAAGTAGCGACACAGTGGGCAATGAAAGAACTTATAGCGTGCGAGTTTAAACTATCTCAAAACATTATCTACAAAAACCAAACACCAATCAGAAAAGCAGTTCTTTTAGATATGTGCTTCAACATTGGATATGGTGGATTAATGAAGTTTAAAAAAATGTGGTTTGCATTGGGGAATAAAGACTACCCACAAGCAAGCAGAGAGATGAAAGACAGCTCTTGGTATGTTCAAGTGGGGAATAGAAGTAAACGGAATGTTCTTATTATGGCATCTAATAAAATAGAATAATATTATAAGCTATGGTGGAAAAACATCAGCATAATTATAAAATTTAAAACCTTGCATTTTTTACTCCTTGGTATGATATAATGTGACTTCCATATTTACTCCTTTTACTAAAGAAAGCCAGTAACCCATAAATCAAATAATTTTTGATAGTGGGACTGGTTTTTGTATCCAATCTCATCAAAATCATAAGCTATCATTTTGTTTATTCTTATTTGTAGTAAAACTCGTAAAATAATCATAAAAATAACTCTATTATCAACAATTTTAATATCTTTATTAATAATACAATTATCTAAAAGTTCATCGACAAACTCCTTGCGTATGCCGTTTGAGTAAGCTTTTTTATAAGTAGCCTTAGTGTATTTTTCCTTACTCATAGCAGTAAATCTTATCTTATTGCCTAAAGTATGTCTATAATCTCGTTTAACGGTGTCTAAAAGCAATAATCTACTATCTTCCATATCATTACTGTAATCCTTAACTACATACGAAAAAACAGTATCACAGCACTCAGGAATAGATACCTCGCAAAACTCACTAAATAGTCCAAATTTACTTATAACTTTATTTCTTATCTTCATTATCTGTTTATAATCGTCATAAAATAGCTGAACATGAAGATGTGGGTTGTCATACTGATTGCCTAGCTCAATATTTGAAAAGAATTTAATATTAGAAGATTTAGTATTGCTGATCAATTTTGTAAGATAGTTTTTTATCTCATTAATAACTTTCATCTTAAAATATTTATCATCATCTTGATAAGTAAAAGTGAGCATAAGTTTGTTGAGGTAAGAGTATTTTTTAAACATATAAAAATATTCAAAAGTTTTAGACCTATTTGCCTTTTTTATAGCGTTTAATCGGTCAATATTGCTGAAAGGTTTGTCTTTTTTATAGTAATTTGATATAATAACTTATCCTTTCGTCGGGGTAAACTCATTTAGACACACTCAATCCGTTCATTGTAAGAGCAAGGACGGATTTCTTTATTTAATTATAATGAAAACAAACTACCTACATTTTCTTTTCTTACAGCTTTTTCTATCTGTCTAAATATCATCTCCAACACTGCAACGGTCATACTGTTACCTGCTTGTTTGTACATTTGGCTATCGCTAACAAAGTTGCTATACGCATTTTAATCTTCCATATCAAACAAGTTTTTGTTAAAATCATCTCTATTAATAGGCACAGATTTATTTTTGATCTTAAATTGTTTTGATTTTATAAATTGTTCATAAGTCATAATTTACTCTTTGATAACATAATTTTTTCTAACAGTAATTGGTTCAAGACAACTAAAACAATGTGCCTTACGCTCATTTTCATCCATATCACTATCATTAAATTTACAACCATAGCAAGAAGTTTTTAAATATTTTTCTTTTACATGTAAAGGCTCTATGCTATTAGTTCTTTTTCTTGTTAGTCTTAATACTTCATTTAACATTGTTTTCCTTTTTATTAAAAATATAACCAAGAAGTTCTAGTTGATTTTTAATGCTTAAAATTCTTTTTAAATCTTTTGGTTCAATAACTTTATGCATAACTTTTTTTAATGGACTCATTTCATCACTAGCAGAAATAGTTAAATCAGCTAATCTATCTGATATTTGTTCAAGCTCTAAAAGTAAAAAAGATACTCTCATTGAAATTAATTTATTTATCATATCACCCTCCAAACTTTGCTACGCATAGCTTCTCTACTACAATAAAAACTTACTACCATGTCATACCTCTTGTATTTATTGGTTTTGTTGGCTTCCCATGAGGAAGAACATTATCTGATAAACTATTTTTAATATCAAATTCTATATCTTCAATTTTTTCTAATAATCTCTCAATTTTTTGGTTTATTAAAAAACATATGCCTAGCAATGCTATAAAAAAAATTATAAGTGGAAATATTAATTGCATTTACTCTCCTTTAACATGTCTATTTCATTGTGAAACTCATATACTACCCTGTTAAGATCGTGAACAAGTGCTTTAATGGTTTGTTTTTGTTGATGCATTGTATAAGCACAAAATATAATGCATATTATTAATATGTGTTTCATTGGTTATCCTTTGGCTTCTCTACTCTTTCAAACTCATATACAAAAACATAAGGGTTATCTTTCCACTTATAGCCATCTTTAGCGGTTAAGTTCCAAAGTTGTTGCCACCATATGAAGACATTGTTTTCACTTTGCCCATTGTCACATTCAAAATCTTTCCAATCTAATCCCTCTGCATAAATATCATCATGGCTAATATCTTGCAGTCTTTCAACTCTTATATTTTTTACATGTAAGAAGATACGAGCTGCATCTTTTGGTATGTGGATAGATGGAATCCATGGTATTTTAAAACCATCATTTTCATGTTTCCATTGTATGTTTTCATCAGCTTTAAAAACTATCATTGGTTTATTATCTAAAAAGCACCTAGTCCATGTTTCTCTTACATAGAAAATGTCACCGACTTTAATTGGATTTATCTTTAACAATAACTTTTCATTGCTATCTGTAATATGTACTCTTTGCCATTTTACAACTCGCCTAGTCTGTGTTTTTCTTCCATCTAAGATAGCTCTCACCATCTCTGTGTTAAATAGTATTGGTTTCATTGCTATGCTCATTTAAACTAAATCGCTAAAAGAAATGCAATTAATGCACTCTTTAGCTTCATCAAATTTAATGCAAGGTATTTCGTTATACCTAGGTACATTAAACACATTTTTTAAATGCTTCCAAACACGAGAATGAAGTTTTCTAACCATCTCACTATCATTAATAAAGCCGTGTTTTTCAGCCAAAGTATAAACTTTTTTATTTTTTAAGTCATGGAGTTCTTTTTCTTGCCAATTTTCAAGTCTTCGAGATTGTTCCAATGTAGTAACTCGATTATCCATCGTACTGATAGTATTGAGCATACCTTGTAAAAATTGGATTTGTTGATTTTGTGGATTTTGAAGTTTACGCATTTCGTTTTCAAGCTTATTAAAGCCCTCAATAAAATCAAGTTTAAAATTGTCGGCTTTTTCACCAGTAAAGCCCATTACTAAAAATGAAAAACCATCACGGTTCATTTCATACATAGGCATTTTTCTATTCTGAGCGTTTAGATATGAGGATGGCGTAAAATTGCGCTGTCCTCTTTCGCTCATATTATTAATGATTCTTAAAACATCTTTATGTTCTTTTTCAAAAACACGAGCCACATCCAAGCTAGTAGCAAAAATTAAGCCATCTTTGGCAACTAGATTAACCTCAACATTATTTATAATGATTGGTTGCATTATAAATCCTTTGTGATTGTCAGTCATTTTTAAGTAGTTGGAAGTAGTTTTATGTGAAGATTGACGGTCATCACTTACAAGCAACTCTAAAAGACAGGCGGACGACCGTCAAGTGCTAACCTGCCTTTTAGAAGTGCTATAAAAAAAGGGGAGAAACTCCCCAAAGTTTTGTAAAAGATTTGGTAAAAATGTTTACAAGAGAATATTAGCGATAAAACAATAAAACTTACCTTAAATTATACATCAAACTCAATTTTGCCATTTGTAATAAGTTCAACGCATTTAGAATACCGATAATACAAATCTCTCATGATGCCATCGTTATCAATTTTTTCATAAATTTTATATCTATCATCAAAATTATTACTAATTTTACTTTTATTGTTAAACCAAAATCCATCATTAACCTCAACACACGCAAATTTAATGCCATTTTGGTTTTGGTTAATATGAATTTTAATAGATTTGACTTCCATTTTATAACTCAAACAATAACTGTTCTTTAGCTTGAGCTTTAAACTCTCGACCCATCACCATAGCATTAAACCTGACAATACCAAGTTCTTCATCTTCGTTATAAAGACCAACTATTTTAACCATTCCATTGTTAGTTAAGCCATCTATGACAGTCTGCTTATCATAAAAAATAATAAACTCATGACAAATACTAGAAAATTCTATAATAGGATTTAAGTGAACTTCATCTATAAAACAATCAAGCAAAGATAGTTCAAATTGAAGATCATCGATATTATCTAACTTTATCATGTATTTAAAATCATGGTCAATGATAGCTTTTAAATTAGGAAATTTGTTTTCATCGCCATAAAAAGTATCACAGTTGACTTTTATGTCGCCATTATGCAAAAAACCACAACCATCTATATCGCAAACATCATGCTTATCCAAAGACTGAATAAAGCCATTTAAAACTTTCTTATGCAAAAGCATATCAGCACCAAGAAAATTATGGTTAAAATGGATAGCCTTACGAGTATCAGTCGCAAAAATTCCACCACTTGAAACAAGAGCAAAGTTAAGCTCATTCTTTGGGTTCTTGCTATCTATAAAGGCGTGTATTAGTTTTAAATCTTCTTTTGTCATTCTATTTCCTTTCTAAATTATTTATATTTTACGCAAACATTATTTTTTCTTTTAAAAGGTCTTTACAAAACCATGCAACACCAAAGTGAGGTGATTTTTTACCAGTAAAATCAATTCTTTTATTAAGCACTAAAAGCTCTAGTCCTTTTGAAGAAAACATACCACCTCTATACACGCCTTGAAGTGAAGATACTGGAAGCAACAATGCAAAAGGCTTTTTTAGTTCATAACACTTCTTGATAAATTTATCTTTTTTTGAATATGGCGGGTTAGTTATAATGCAATCAAAATCATCAAAATCATCTGTAAGAAAATCTCTTCCATTACTTGCCTTACATGTAAACCCATTTTTATTGAGATAATCAACAATATTGCCACTTATGCCGCTAGTGCAATCATAATAAACCATATCTTTTGAAAGAACTTTCAGCAAGGGACTTATTGCTTCTATCGGAGTATAGCACTCATCACTATGCTCATTATTGCCAGTAATTGACAACATTGCTAAATTACTACTTGCCACTCTTTTGCTCCTTTATATTTTATATAAGTCATTCTATTTCCTTGTATCCACTTTCAGGTTTACGGTGGTCATCCACAAAAAGATGACCGTTACCGCACTTGCATTTTTCCAAAACTTCCGCAGTCCACTTTACGATGGGATTATGCTCTCTGCACTGTATCGTGTAGCGTGGTCGTCTTGGCTCTTGTTTCTCTGCCATTTAAAATAACGCAATACCATTGTCATCAACAGGAATATCATCAACAGGAGAATACTGAACTTTAGTTTCTCCATAGCTTACGGAAAAACTTTTCTTGTTATGACATATTAAATAAATTTGTTTCATGCCATTTTTGATAAAAGTCAGTTGTAAGAAACATATTCAGCCATTAATTTCATATCTTTGTTAAATTGCAAAAGCTTTTTACATCTTTCTCCGCTTTTGCATTTAAAACATTCTAAAGATTAATTATTTATTAATAGATTGTGTATAGGCTCTATCTTGCCTCGCTAAAAGGGATTTCGTCGTCATTAATATCAGGCATCTCATATTCTTGTCTATCTGCTTTTTGCACTGTTATCTCTGTCTTTTGTTTTGGCTTTTCCTCTGCTTGACCTTCACCCTCTGCTTGCATACTGTCAATCATCTGTAAGCTTTCTACCGTAATAGAGTGTTTACTTCTTTTAACACCACTTTGGTCACTCCATTGATCAAGCTTCAATCTTCCCTCAACAAGAACTTTACTGCCTCTTTTAAGGTATTGATTTGCAATCTCTGCTGTGCGTCCAAAAAAAGTGATATCTACAAAACAAACTTCTTCGCCTTGACTACCATCCGTTTTTTTAAACTTTCGATTGGTTGCAAGACCTGTGGTACAAACTGCTCCGCCGCTTGGAAGATAGCGCAATTCACAATCTCTCGTAAGATTGCCAAGCATTACGACACGGTTATACATTAGAAACCTCTGTCACATCTTCAAAGTTAACAATAGCTTTAGTGTTTTCTTTGTCTGTATTGATTTTGTATCTTGCGTATTCATAATCTATCTCAGCAATAGAGTTTTTACCGTGTATGTGAGATACAATGTCACCAACTTTATAAACTGGAACTATGTTATTTTTCGATACCCATTGTTTTTCTTTAGCTTTTTTATCTTCGTATAGTGACCATTGAATGCTATCCAAAGCATCTACAATAATGCTATCAATGTTATATGCACTGTAGCTATCTTCTAAATGTTTTGCGTACTCAAAACCATTGCTATTGCCGATGTCTTTAATAGCATGGTAAATATCATCTTCGCTAATATCAGAATTTTCAAAATTTCCACTCATTTCTTCAAATACTTGTTTAGCAATTTCCAAAATATCACTGTCATTTAAATCATAGATTTCGGGTCTTTTTTCCATCTCACACCCCTATACTTTCATCGTTAAACTTCTCTACAAGAGCTTGAAGCCCTGCCTCATCATCTACCATTGTACCTGCGTTTTCTTCTGTGATTTCAAACTGTTTACAGAACGAATCAACATCAGTAATGCCTAATGTTTTAAGTTTGTTTTTTAAAACTGACAGGACATCATTTTCGCTTTTCAATTCATTTGCGATAGATTTATTTGTTTCTACTTTTTGAGATGGGAATGCCTCTTCTATAGAAATATAACCATCTTCAAGCCCTCGCAACGCGCCGCTAATCTGCACCAGTTTTTCAGTATCCCATCCTGCTTGTTTTCCAAAAGATGCTTCAATCGTTTCAGGTAAAATTTTTAGGCTATTTGCTTTTTTAAGTAGCATGTCTTTAGCCTTCTCTTTACCCATTTGTTCGATTTTGCCTTTTACATTTTCTTTTGCTTTTGCTAAAACTTTTTTGCATAGCCAGTTTGGAACGCCATTTAAGATTACATTTCTGATAGCTTTAGATTGTCCGATTTGAAAAATAATATCTTCGTCTCGCCCGTCTTTTTTCATCTTCTCGCCCATGTTCTGAGTTTTACGCTGTCTTAGCTTTCTTTGAAGATTAAAGCCAGTTTCTAAATCTATAAAAGTAGCAGTGAAGTAGTACGCTTCTTTTGTTTCATCGACTTCAACAGGAACGGCACAATTACCTAAATTTCTCGCTATTGCATTAGCTGCACCGATTGTCAAACCCTCAATAATTGACCCTTTTTGTCGCCATGAGTAATAAAATTCATCTCCTGCGATTGCCGCCTCTTGTAATGCTCTTTGTTCAACCATTGCTAAGTTTCTTGGTCTTATGACTGTCATTGCAGTCGTGTAAGATGTGCGTGTTTGAACTGCACCACTTTGTTGTGTATTTTCTACTTCAACCTCAATAATATCACCCATGTAAAACTCCTTTTTTTCTTAATTTGTCTATCTCTAAATGTTGCCAAAATGGCGTTGAATACTCAAAAACTGGACTTTCATCGCTTCGGTTATAACAAAGTGTTGAGGCGTATTTGTGTGGATAGGTTTGAATATCTAACCATATTTCTAATCCGACACGATAAAAGTCTCTTCCTGTCTCTAACTCTAAATCAGGAACTTTCACGATAGTAATTTTATGTGGTTTTACTGCTTGAATGCCAACAATAATACGCTCTGTTACATCTTCGGCTAAGTCATTGTAGAAAGAAAGTTGCATCCCGTGCCCTCTGTTTCCTGCTTCTTTTTTAAATGCCACGCCATATGTTTGAGTAATTTTCAAATCAACTACTCTTTTTTTATCTCTGTTATGACTATCTAACATCCCTCTTACTTCAACATCTTGATACTCTATTATTTCCGTTCCCTCTTCATTGTAAAGTGGAATGTCCTTAAAAATTTTAAGATACCGCTTTTCATTTTCGCCACCCTCAAAAAGCTTGAATGCACCACTTTCTTTTAAGGAAGCAACACAATCTAAAGCTCTTTGATAATCATCTTCGCTAATAACATGCCTACCATTTGCCTTTTCGTCAAATTCAGCTTTTATAGTTTTACCCTCTTTGGTGCGACCATCTACCTTGGGCATAACGATAAACTCGTTTTCAAATTTAAAAGGCTCTAAAACTAAGCAATGCACTAAAGTTCCAAAGACCATGAATGGAGTTTCGTCTACTTTTATACCGTTTGCAACTTCGTAAGCTTCATCTTGAAAAAGAATTCTTTTAAGCGTAGAAGCTGAACAAGCAGAGTGATTATGATATTCTGCTTCTGTTAACCCAGATAGTGGAGTTTCTTCCTCTTCAAATACTAAGTCAAGCATCGGTTTCCTTTACATGTAAAAGGTGCGGATGTTCGTAAATATTTCCGACAACGGCTTCACCGCTCCACTCATACCCGATAAAGAAAAATATGATTGCTATGATTATGTAGTCCATTGTTTTTTCCTATTTTACTTTTTCTATCTCAACGCCATTAAATCTAATTAATTTATCTTCTTCCATTTTTTTATACAGATATTTTAGTAATCTTTTTGATGTGCTTTCCCCATTTTTTTCAGGAAAAATATCAGCCACAGCATTAAACACATTTATTGTGAGTTGTGTTTTTCGTTTTGTTGAATTTGCCAATTTTCTTTTTTCTTTTGCCATTTACTATCCTTTTAATTTTTGTTTGTATTTTTCTATAATTTCTTTTAGCTCTTCGATTGTAAAACTTTTTATATTGTTGTTTGCTTCTAATTCTTCAACTTTTTCTAATCCTATTTTATGGATTAACCCTACCCTATAAGCATTTAAATTCCCACTTAAGTGATTATTGCAAATTGAACACTGTTTATGACAATTATCTTCATTGAACCTTAACGCTTCATTCCTTCCAGTTGGACGATAATGACCTGCGTGGAATTGTCTATCCCCCGAATGACCGCAAGATATGCAATGCTCATTTTTATCTCTTTTCCTGATAAATTCATTAAATAACTTTTGGGCTTTGTCTTTTAAATACTTTTTGCTGTTTTGGCACATTTCTTTTTTAGCTTTATTTGTTTCTTGCGATAATATTTTTTTTCCATGTTTTATCGCACATTCAAATTTATTACATGTAACCTGAAACTCTCTTTCTTTTTCAAACCATTCTTTGCAAATAGGGCATTTCTTTTTTCTTTGTTTTTTTACCCATTGGCATTTTTCCTTTTTATGTATCATGTTATTCCTGTCAATATTCTTTAAACTCTGACGAAACTATACATAATCATTCTTTAAATTTACCTTAATTTATATTTATTTTTACCTTAATAATATTTTAAGGTAAATTCTTGTAAAGTTCTCGCATCAGTTTATATTTATTGGCTGAAAGACTTTTAAATAAGGAGCAATTATGAGAGTTAATTTTATGGGATTAATGACACTTGATGTCGCACTCAAAGCGGTTGAAAGTGATGGCGATGCACTGCGATATGTGAAAGACCAAACCGAAGCAATCGCACTCAAAGCGGTTGAAAGAAATGGCTATGCACTGCGATATGTGAAAGACCAAACCGAAGCAATCGCACTCAAAGCGGTTGAAAGAAATGGCTATGCACTGCAATATGTGAAAGACCAAACCGAAGCAATCGCACTCAAAGCGGTTGAAAGTGATGGCTATGCACTGCAATATGTGAAAGACCAAACCGAAGCAATCGCACTCAAAGCGGTTGAAAGTGATGGCGATGCACTGCGATATGTGAAAGACCAAACCGAAGCAATCGTACTCAAAGCGGTTGAAAGAAATGGCTATGCACTGCAATATGTGCTAAGTATAGAACTCTTTATTAAGATAGCAAAGCATTTTAATATTGATACAAATTTATAAATCATAGCCTCATCAATGGGGCTTAAACTTTTAAATAAGGGCATAAAGCATTCAACACACGGCATATATTAACTTTTGAGTAAAAATGGTTTTGCAAGTGCCCTTTTAAAGAGTTTTACAAACTTTATGCGAATACAGCGCACTGATACATCGGTTTCAAGATACGGGGAAACGGTATGAAGTTTTTTAAATTTTTTAAGGAGTAAGAAAATGCCTAAGATATTTTGGTTAAACGCATATGTAAAAGGTGACAAAGCAGAAAAAGCGGTGATTTTGAGATACTTGGATAGCCAATATCCAGCTTCAAACTTGAAGATTGAAAGGAAGATTTAATGCCTGACATTGAACTTAGTGAAGAACAATTTTTAACTGACATTTTCCAAAATGGTTTTAAGGTGAGAATTGATGCTAACGATTTCAAAAAAGTTCTTCGCCAAAATTTAGAACTTGGTCGAATCGTAAAAAAACAGCAAGAGACAATCGAGTTTCAAAAAAGAGGTAATGAGTTTCTGAGAGATCAGTTAAAAGAATTACGAGAGCCTAGCGTTATCGTAAGATTGAATGAGAGGGCATAATGGATTTAGTAGTAGCACACAAGCTTGATATTTCAAGCAATATGGAAGAGTTAGCGGAGAACATCAAAAAAGATATTCAGAACAAGTACGACATTATCGTTACAGAAGATTCACTCCCTGAGACAAAAAAACTCATGGCAGAGGTGAACAAAGATAAAGACGATTTTAAAAAGAAGTACAAAGATTTCAAAAATGAAGTTTTATCACCACTTTTACCGCTTGATACAAAAGCCAAAGAGATTGAAGGTTATTATGACACTGCACGCGCTGCACTTGATAACCAGGTAAAGAACTTTGAAAAAGGAAAACTTGAAGCGATTAAGGTCATTATTGAGAAGTACAGAGATGATGCATGTTTGACGGCTAACATCACCCCTGAATCAATTACGATAACTGACCTTGTAATTTTATCAGCCGTAAATGTAAATAGCAAGGGTTACTCAATCGCAAAGAAAACGAGTGACATAATCGACCAACGCATTCAAGCAGTAGAAAATCAGATTTTGAAAGCTCGTTTAAATGCAGAAGAGAAGGCTAAAGAGGTTGAGCGCATCAAAGAAGAAGCTCGCAAAGAGTCAGAAGCAAATGCGCAACTAGAGAAAGAAGAGCTTATCAAGAAGCATGAAAGAGAGTTAGCAGAAGCGCAAAAGCCAACTGTTGCACCAGTTCATATCCCACAAGAAGAAGCACCAAAAGAGCCTACATTCACAGATGACGGCAAGCGTATCTTTACAGTAACTGCAATGTTTGAGGTATCAGCACCAAAACAAACACCAATCGAGAAAATCATAAATAAGCTTCAAGGTATGATTGAAGGTGCAGGGATTACATCATTGAAAAAAATTGAGGTGAGATGATGAGAGAGATAAAGTTTAGAGTATTTGACAAATATGAAGGAATGTTTTTAGTTGACACTTTAATCGGAACATCAAAAGGTATGCGTGTTGCTCAAATTTTACAGATACCTGAAAATTGTGACCCTGAATGTTATACATTAGAGCCTTGGGAGTGGGAGTATTCAAACAATGATGTACTAATGCAATACACAGGTTTGAAAGACAAAAACGGTGTAGAGATTTATGAGGGTGATATTTTAACGCATTGCGATTGTGGTGATGGAAAATATCAAGTTACATATAACAACGATAGATTTCAATATGGAGTAGAAGCAATTAATCCAAATAAAGGTGATTGGATTTATGAAGAGCTTGAAAATTTTGATAGTGAGTTGATTGAAGTCATCGGAAATATCTACGAACACGAACATCTTTTAAAGGACTAACAAAGAAAATAGATGAAATGATAGCCGTAATGGAATACTACCGAGATGGTGGCGAGGTTGAGTTTAAACCTAAAACACAAAATGAGTGGATGGATACAAATGAACCACGCTGGAATTTCGATAATATGGACTACCGCATCAAAGAGAAGCCAAAGACTAAGACGGTGTATGAGTGGATGGTTTTAACTCAATGTATTGGCTGGTCATTGTTTGATGCAATTACAACAGAAGAAGAAATGAAAAATCAAGATACTTATAAAGTGTACCAAAAAACAGGCAGACAATGGGAAGTGCCAAATGACTAGCTTAATAATCTTATGTGGCTTAATATGCGTTGGCTTGTAGATCAAGCTTATGTTTCTATCGTGGGAGATAGAAGAATTGGAAAGGGATTTGTGATGAGTTTAAAGTATGAAATTAAACATAGAGGTAATGTATGAAAAATAAGATTTAACTCATTTACTCACAGTACAGAAAGAATTAGAAGAAATGGAAAACATGTGAAGTTTAGAGTAAAGGATTTGTGATGGCTTGTATGAACGATAAAATTATAGATGATAACTTCTACAAAGACAGCTATAAAGCACTTGAAAAAGCTAAAGATGGAAAAGGATTTATGATGTTTAAAGTAGGTGATTGGGTAAGAGTTCCAGAACATAATAGAATATTTAAATACAAGGGGACATTTGAAGATGAAGATGGAACTCTATACATCTCTGATGGTTATGATGATATTTTTGGTCAACAAGGGTGGTTGGTAGAAGAGTGTGAACTTTGGCAACCAAAATCAAATGAATACTGTTGGTTTTCAAATAGTATTTTATTTGATGAATTTATTTTTGGTCAATTTTCAGAAATGTGTAATGGTTTATATTGTGGTACATCTAGTAAAGGCATGGCGTTTCAAGCTTTATCATGTAAACCGTTTATTGGTGAATTACCAAACTCTCAAAGGATTTGTAATGAATAAGGCATTAGAGATATTAAAAAAAATAGAAAAAATGGACGGATTAGCAATTATTGCTAAATATGAAAGTGATGAAGCCATAGCTGAACTTAAAAAAGCTATGAAGCCTAAGAGTTGTGAGGGGTGTAAATTTGATAAGGGCGAAAATGAAATGAGCAATGAGTGTTATATGTGTAGCCGAAATGTTCAAGACCAATACGAGCCAAAGGAGCAGTTATGAATAGAGAGGAAAAATTACAATTTTTATTAAGTAAAATACCTAAAAATGCTTCAGGCATGTATAAAGAGGGATTTGAAGATGGTTTTGAGTGTACTTATAATGCACTTGAAAAAGACCTTGAAGCACAACTTAAAGCTAAAGATAAATTATTGACTAGAAAAATGAGAGAAATAAGTCTTGGAGAATTTTTATTTCAATATGCACCAATATGTCATTATATGTTTAATGACATATTGGTGAATGAAACAGAAAAGTTTTTAACTCAAATATATAATAAGTTCGAAGCAGAGCTTGAAGCTAAAGATGAGCGTATCAAGGAATTAGAAGATGCTCTTAATAGTGCATTCGTAAGAGATTTAAGAGATAGAGTTGTTATTGTTCAAAAAATAACTAAAAATGTAAAATGCTAAAGGAGAGTAAATGAGTACAACACTAAAATGTCTATATTGTGAAAAATATGTGCAACTAGATACAGATGAACATTATGAGGGATATGAACAATACGAGTGTCCTAATTGTTATAAAAACTTTGAGGTGTATGCAGAGCCTACCGTTAACTATAAAGTTATGGGTAAGGCAGATTGTTTAAATGGTGCAGAGCATAAATGGAAACAGCAAATTGGATACCCTAAATTACACTTTAGAGGTAAATATATATGTGAAGATTGCACAGCTACAAAAACGATTAAAGAAGAAATGGCAACCAAAGAAGAGTGGGAGCAGTATTTTAACAATGGGTGCGAGGATAAGTAAATGAGTAGCTTCCTCTTAATCCTATACTTAGGAACAACACCCCAAGGAACACCACAGTTTATAGTGAAGCCACTTGAAACAGAAATGGAATGCAAAGAGCTAGGTGGACAGATTGATGTCCGAGAACGACTGAACGATAATTATGGCGTTTGGTGGGAATGTATAGAGAGGAGAAAATAATATGAAAATAAAAAGACTAAACGAAAAAGCGATATTACCACAATACAGTACAGATAGTGCGAGTTGTTTCGACTTATTTTGCTACGAAAAGCCTGAGTGGACATGGAAAAGGTAAATGGGTATCAGTGATAAAGACAGGGTGGGCGGTTGAGATACCACACGAACACGCTTTAATGATTTATTCAAGAAGCGGTCACGGGTTTAAGGCACTAACGACCTTGGCAAATGGAACTGGCGTTGTAGATTTTTGATTACAGAGGCGAAGTTATGGTCAAGCTTATATGTCATGCTTCATCATATCCAAAGATAAACAAAGGCGATGCAATAGCCCAAGGATGCTTAATAAATACTCCACGATGTTATTTCATGGAAGTAGATGAATTAAGCGAAACAGAGCGAGGCGTTAGTGGCTTTGGCTCAACAGATAAGGAATTTTAAAATGAAACATGAACAAAAAATAAGAATGTACAACTTAGACGACAGAAGCGTAAACGAACTAAAAGAGTTACTAGAGCAAGTAAAGACACATTTTAACTTAACCTTTGAAGAAAAAAAGGCAAATATTGAAGCCATTAATTCAAAGTTGGGGATATTATGCTTTAATGAAGATAAGCGCAAGGCAATTATAAAAGACATCGAAGATGGAAGCGCAGATATTGATGATGCAGGTGGATTCTAATTTTAGATATAATTGTAAAAATAATCTTAAAGGATAGAAGATGGCAGATTTAAGAGAAAAGATAACCATAACATCATCAGAATGGATTTTAATAGAGATAGACCCAGACACTAACGGATATGTAGAGATGGAGATATCTCAAATAAATACAAACCACTCAGAAACACAATGGTCGCCAATAAATACGGAAACAAGCACAACAGCAGTTCTAACTAAAGACACTCCAAAATTTGACAAAGACATTTATGTTAGAAACGCAAATGCAACAGCATTAAACCCTGTATATTTAGCAATTACAAGAGACAGTAAATTTGATAGTGTAATTATTGCAAATGAATCCATAAAAGCACAAGGACTTGGAGCAGGTGGAGTTCAGAGCCTGACATTTCCATTTGGGGAGCAGTTGGTAGGATTTAAACAAGATGATATATCAGTACAGTTTCAATATAATTATTTAGATACACAGTTTAGTGTTAAAACAAGTACAACGGGCGTTGGTGCTTCCGTGGGGGTACAAGACAGTGTTGCTTATGCCGAAACACTTGCACCAGGAGAAACAAGCTACATTTGTTCAAAAGATTCAATTAGATATGTTTCAGGGCATAGCGGATATGCTATATTTACCCTAGGAGGAGATGTAACAGATGGAGGTTATGTTCATGGTGGTGGTTTTAATCCTAACATGTCAAATGGTTTTATAATTACAATAGACTCAGTGGGAAGCGGGCTTCACTTTGGATTTTTAAAAAATGGAGTGCAAAAAGGAAGTAACTACGAAAACGGACTAGATGAAGTAGTAAATCACGGCTTAGCACTTTTAAATTTAAACATTTATATGATTATGTTTGGATATTTAGGGGTCGCAAATCCTATGCTATTCGTAAAAGTAAATGGGTTATGGAAGCTTTTACACATGGTGGATACAGAAGGGAAGACAACAGAAACACACACATCAACCCCTGTATTTCCAATTTGCATAATGTCTCACGATGGAGCAAAAGCAATAACAGCTTCTTGGAACGGGGGAATAATAGGAAACACACAACTAATAGGGCTAAGACCGTTCCATTTCCCAATACAGTTGCTAGGTGCTGACCCACTAGAGGGGACAGCTACGACAGTAGGAACAGCAGTAAAAACGATTGTAGCGTTCAAGTCGTTAGACTTATTCCATGGTAAATCAAATAATGTAAAAGCAAGACTCACTAGATACACAATTAATGTTTATGTACCTGCTGGAAATGTTTACGGAGAAGTAGTATTTCAATTAATAAAATATTCAAATTTTACAGGAACACCAAATTGGGTAAATATAAATTCTGATAGTTCAGTAATACAATATGACCATACAAGTGGCATAGGAAGTGCAATAGTGCCCACATCAGGAGCAGTTATAGACCAAGGGTTAGTATCATATACTGGCTCACTAAAAGGGGCAACAGTAACAAGAGCTATATTGGAAGCTGAAAAGATAGGGGCTTATGCTTATGCAGGAGATACTTTTGCAATAATTGCTAAAGATAGAGGTGGAAACGGAGTTACGGTTAGTGTATCCTTTAATTGGGAAGAATTATTTTAATAAAAATTTAATCACATATCGAAAAATAGCATTTAAAATAAGATTTCAAAAAAATTGGTGAGGAAGCCTCCTAGTAAAAATTTGGTGGCGACCTCTCCTATGGGTTTACAAGTTTGTCATAGCTTGATATAGTTTGGGGTTTGTTATAGAAAGCTTATAAAGAAACTTACATGCAGCATCATAAACTCTTGCATCAGCAGCAGTTAACATCATCATTGCTTTAGCTCCATCACTAATCTTTTCACTTTCTTCCACAGAGAAAGGCATGTCGGTTTTTAAAGCCTCCATGACCTCATTTTTGAACGGTAAGCCACTTAACTTAACAAGATAAGCCTCTATGTTATCTAAACGCTCAGAGAGCTTTAAGCACTCTTTTTCTTTTTCGTGAAACTTTTTCCACCAATTAATTGCAATAGACTTAAGAAACTCTTTTTCGGCACGCTCTTGATCAAGCAGTAAAGCACAAACTTTCTTTTTCATATAAAACCCTTTTATGTATAAAATTTAGTAAATAGACTTACAAATAATAAAATTAGAACTGAATTAAAAGTTAGAAAAATTTGGTGTGAAGCACTACTGTGGACTTTTTATCATACAATCCTTATACGCTTCACCATTTGGGAAAAAGTTTCATTCTTTTATCATCGATACCAAAACAAAACCATCTTTCAAAATATATAAATCAATAAATCCAGCTTTAATACCATTTACTTTCAATCTATAAGTTATAAATTGATCATAATCATAACTGCGGTTATTGAAGCAATCCAAAATATGTTTTAAAATATCATCTTTATCAAATCTTTGACTTAACAGTTCACATAATTTAAAATCTGTATCTTTTTTCATAATTTACCCTTTTAAATTTAATTTGTAAAAAATTAGTGGAGCATCGTCCTATGGCTTTTTATATTAAACTAGCAGCCAACTTCTCGAAATCACCTATATCATGAATACCATTCTTGACAATTTCAACACGGGTAAACACTTCGTAATTTTTACTTTTGTTGCATTCAATAGCCTTTAAAAGCCTATTTTCTTGATTTTTGTTAGCAATAGCAACGCAAAAAACACGCCCGTTTTTTGTTTCAAGTTCATATATTTTCATTTTTGCAATCCTTTTATAAATTTTCTATTTTTAATTTTTTTTGCCCACGATATTTTAAATCCAAATATTTATAGCTAAATATTGATGCCCATCGCTTGAATCCTCGTAACGATTTAAAATGTTTATCAAATTCCAAAAGGTATAGGCTTCCATCGTTGTATAGCGTAGCGACTAAGCCCTTATATGAAACAATTTGCATAATATCAACCTTCAAATTTTACATTGTCCAAAAGTGCTAAAGGGACATTTTCTGAAATATCATCTAAAGTAAGCACATTTTCACATTTTTGCACGATATCACGAAATAACGCCATTTCACCACTAAAAACAACTTTACATGTAAACATAATACCACCATCTTTTATAATAGCCGTATCGTTTACAAAATCAAACACGCATAAATCAACGCCCTCTTTTAAACTTTTGAGAATAATCTCCAATCTTTTAACTTCATTCATTTTTTCCCCCTTTAAAATATATAAAATTATTTAAACATCAAATTAATATAAAACTCACACATCATCGCACAAAATGAAATAAGCAATAAACCAAATAATACTATCTCAAAATTATCGATATCTAATATTTTTTTCATTTTATGCCCTTATTTTTTCTGGCGTAGTCAATCGCATCTTTTTTAAATTTAAAGCCTAGCCCATTTTGCAACCAAGTTGCGTTATGGTGGCTAGTATGCCATTCACCAAACCCATAATAAAAGTATTGCCCAAAAGCACAAAATTTTGCTTTACCGTTTATTTTTTTATAGCCCACAGTTTTCATTTTGTGCCCCTTGTTTTAATTCCATTATTAAGCCCAAAAGCGTCAATGCACATATTTTGAATTTTACTCGT